GATAAACATTATCCGGAAAAATAGTTTTTACCCCTCCGGTATTTATATCATAAACAACTCCAACTCGCACGCCGTTATATATGCCAAATCTAAACAATCCTGAATCTGAAGATGTGTTTATAACATAAGTTCCAGCCTTTAATACTTCGTCGGCATCCCAACTTTTTGGAAACCATGATTGACTGCACGGCTTTCGTTTATTTCCATCTTTGTGATCCGGAATATGTCCAAGTCTTACTCCATTGTTACAAGTTTTATCGATGACATATGAAATATTCTTTTTATCAAGCTCATCGATACACTGTTGGGAGTGTCCACCGCATTTTAATCTTCCATTAGGATAATTTTTAGAAATTCCTGTGTATTCTCCAACGGTAGAGTGAGTAACAGCATGGGGTAATCGACTGTTTTCAATAGTAATTATACCATCTTTTTCAAGCTCACTCAACGTTTTAAAAACTTTTCTTTGTCTATTTCCTGCAGTTGATATTTTATAAAGTCTTTCAAGATCCGCATCGTTTTTAATAACTCCGCTTTCAAACAACGCCCACCTCGCATCACTCTTAAAGTACTTTTTTCTCTGTTCTATTGTACAACTGTTTTTAAGCCAATCACAGCGGATTGTGTCCTCGTTTATACCGGCTCTTGTTTTGTTTTTATTGTCTAAAGCATTCTCAAAATCAGCATTCATGTTTTCTATTGCTTTCTGCTGAAGCGTTTGCCGCTCTTCAAGAGACATACCGAGTATTTTTTTATCCACAACCGGTTGACTTATACAATGACAGTTTATACGTTCTTCTGCCGGAAGAATAATATCTCTTGGATACATAGGATAATAAGTAGATCCGTTTTTTCCGATAAGTTTAAAAGGTTCGGAAACAGGAACAATTTGACCGTTCATAGCCTCATGATTTTTGCGTGGTTCATTTCTATAGCTTCCTGTGTGTCTCCACTTCTTTTCTTTAACAGCAGGACTTTGCATAAAAGCTTCCTGTTGGGCTACACTGTGAGCACACAGTACTTCTGTCACCGCAACTCTGCGAGCCTTGTAATGTTCATCTCTGATGCCGCTGTCCTGTATATCTCTTATAAACTCAGGTATTCCTGAACCTTTCTTTAAATTATTTATGAGTATATTTTCTATCTCATCATGGCTGTTTAGCCGCATAATATCAGCAAGTTTTGAACTCCAATCTTTAACCCAGTTAGTAGTAACATTTGATACCTGTACTACATTTAGCCCCTTATCAGTGTTCTTTATATAACTGTCGGTGAACGACAAAATAAATGAATTAAAATGTTTATCAAATATATCCTTTAACTTCCATGTTATAGGATCGTCTTGCTTTATGTTGGGCCAGTCATTATCAGCGAAATTCTCAAGACTCAATGCTTTTTCAGTTTGTTCAAGTATATATTTAGTTTCGTCGGTCAATGCCGCTGCAACATCGTCTTCAATTTTTTCAATATACTCAACTGTTTTTTCAGGCTCCGCATATCCTTCAGCTTCAATGATATCTTTTATATCTTTATCAGCTTTTTCTATGTAAGCATCTATAGCCTTTAAAAGCTGTCTGCAAGTATCTACATACTTACCCATCGCTGTGCTCCTCTTGTATTATCTCTTGAAGGAGTCCTTTTACCTGCTTCATCACAGACACGATATTATCTTCATTGTTTGATGCTGCTTTTTCTATTTGCTTTTGAAGATTTTGCATAACGGCAGAGTACTCATCTTCCGCTGCTCCTTTATTACGCAAATAGGACAGCGGTATCTCTCCCCATTCATCCGGATAAGGTTCAGACGTTTCTCCAAGAGCATTAAAGACGATTTCTTTTGCCTTGTTTGGAGTCAAACCGCCTGCGCTGTTGGCCACACTCATAATCCTGTAAAGGTCATCCGGATTGCTTATCTTTGGCTCTCTGAAATAGGCTTCAACATATTTAAACTTATAGCCGTTTAAAAGCTTATTGTTTATCAGCCATGCAAGGCTTCTTCTTTCAGGCTGAAATACTTGTTCTTCAGTAACTTCCTGTACAGTCTGAGCAGTAGCACGATTAAAATCTGTCGTATATCCAACATATAAGTCCGGAAGCTGAAAAGCAGACTGAACTTTTCTTCTATTATTATCAAGATAATCTTGAAAAAGCTCATCTTTTTGAAGTACACTTGCCAAATCTTTTATTTCTATATCCGGTTTTTCGGAAGTTTCAAAGTCCGTGTTACCGGTAATAGATTCTGTTTCTATCAACAAAAAAGCGTGTTGTCCTGCTTCACCTTTAATGTCGTTCATATATTCCTGAAGCTTTTCATAACTTTCCTGTGTGAGCGTTCCGTTATTAACAAGTATCGCAAGCGGTGTATGTCTTCCGTTTTCAAAATAGTTGTTATTGAGGTTCTCTGCCTTACGACTTCCGTCTACACTCAGTGTTTGACCTATCCACCTAACTTCGCCGTATGGCTCAGTACCTATTTTGTATTCAAGGATTTCGTTGGCATGATATTGAATATCAAGAGTTTCACCTTCTTCAAGGTATCTGCCGCTGCGATTATCCATTATTCGTGGATCACCAAACTCCTTAAAATAAACGATATTACCATTGATTTGCTGGCGATATTTGCAGTATTTTCTTTTTCTTGGTATATCTTCTCCATTATAGAAAAAGCAAGTTTCAATATATGGATTAAGTGGTTTTGTTTTTGCTATTGAAGGAGTTTCCTCCACAAACTCTATTTGCTGAACTTCTCCAGCCAAATTGCGGATAACCTCAATATATGCAATGCCATATATTTCTCTTGCTTCTATGAGATTCTCAAAAATGCGCTTTGTATCATTTTCTGTGTTAAGCAGCTCAATTATCTTTTCTGCTTTTTCAAATTCAATAGCAGATGCTTCTGTTTCCTCGATGTCATTTTTATAGCGTATGTCTATTCCAAAACCCGCAATGTTGTTTTTATAAGCTCTTATGCACTGCGGCAATATGGTACTGTTTTTCACAAGGGTTTTAAGACCAAGCATGTTATATTCAGGATATATCCAATCACCAACACTATCAGCTTCTTTGCTTGATATGGCTGTTGTTGTTTCTGCTTTGCACAGCGGGACGGTGCTTTTCGCTTTTATCAGCTGAACTTTCACCGGTGTGCTGGTTTTCTTCTCCAACTTTCCTATCCCCTCTCCTTCCTTTATTTCCCGGTTTTACAGGGAGACATAAAAGCAATACACAGTCGGCTTCATCAGGACTTGGGCTGCCTCGTTTTTTCATTGCATCCTTACTTTCAATCCTGATTTTACTGTTATCTGTTAAAAAATATTTTCGCCCGCTGAGCTGGGCAATTAAATCATTATCATCCGGCAGTATAAGTTCTACAGGCTTCTTGTTACCGTCCTCATCAAACGGCTGCAAAAGCTTTTTTACTATCATCATCATATAAGTGGTTGAATCATAACAATATTTGTGCTTTATCCGCTGTCCAAATTTTACAGGATAAATGTCCAGCCAAACAAATCTCTCCGGTGAATTTCTTTTTATTTGACGTAAACGGTCAACTACGCCTCCGCCAACACCACCATCATCAATCTTCACAGGTATCGTACCGTTAAATTTATATTTTCTAATCAATTCTTCACCCAGCATAACTATATCGTCTGCGGTTTTCATCAAATCTTGTCCCCGCCTTTTTTTATAGAACGATACTTTACCGTCTACATTATATCCAATTACTGTTTTATCATCGCCAAATCTGGCAACGTCGCAGCCTATATGAATAAAGCTCGGATTTTTGTTAGTCTTAGGTTCGGTCATAATGGATGCTTCTATCAGCGAAAGAGGAATAAATATATCATCTTCCTGCAGAGGAAACTCTCCCGCCACTCGCACACGAAAAACATCACTGTCTTCCCCGTACATATCAATTATGGTTTGTACAAATTCTTTGGATACTCTGCTGCTATTACGACCATCAATGTGAAACGCTTTATAGCTCGCCCTGTTTTTATTGTGGCTGTCGTAAAAAAATCCTGACAGCTGCGTAGGGTTCCCGCACATTAACAAACGTGAACCGGGAGTTGAAAGCGCACCAAGTACAGGCTCAAATATGCTATCGTCAACACCGCT